AAAAATTCAGTTGTTGCTGGTTTGCTACAACTACATTTAGTGCATATTTTTGTTTCCATGTCTGTCATTTGTCATAAATATTATATAAGATATGAAGAATAAAAAGTATTTCCAAGTTATTTTAAGAAAATTTGGAGGAATGTTAATTTTTTCTTATATTGCGCGTATGTATAATAAAACAAGCAGATGAAAACAATTATTAAAAACACATTAGCAAGCGATGCTTTCTTTATGGTAAACAAAACAATGTTAAAATACATTGGTAGTGCTAACGCAGCTATTCTATTAGCGTCATTTATTTCTAAACATGAGTATTTTAAAAAACAAGGTACTTTAGATGGTGATTCATTTTTTAATACTAAAGAAATGATTACAGAGGATACTGGATTAACAGAACAGTCTATTTTACGTGCTGAGAAAATATTAGAAAAATTAAAATTAATTACCTCTCAGTTGAAAGGATTACCACGTAAAAAATATTATACGATACAGTGGAAACGCATTGAGCACATAATGAATGATACGTTACCTGCAGAATCAGTGATAACTGAAGTTGAATCAATTGATACGCAACCATTGGAATCAGTGGTACGTAACCATGAGAATATTATTGGTAATGATAACCAATTAATAATACCCAATGAACAAAAATCAATGAATAAAAATAACAGAATAAAAATGATGGCGATGGATGATGATACCTGGGATGCATTTATAAATTCATAACCAATACGTATATACGATATGACCGACCCAATAACAGAAAGCGAGAAGAAAGAATTAGTGAATAGAGCTATTACTCAGGCTTATCCTAAGATGCAAAAAGATTTCTCACGTATTACCTCCTATAACTCAATTCGATTTGATGATTTACTACAATTTTGTTTAAGTGAATTTATGACTAAGAAATCATTAGATTACCAATATAAGGTATGTGTAACAGATGATAAATTAGTAAATTATATGGGTAGATCAATGTCTCTAAATCTTAAATCATCTACCTCACCATACTGGAATACTTATAGAAAAGAAGCTTATAACTCTAGAGGAGTATACCTATCAGAGTATGAAGAACATGGTAAACACGAATTACCAGAAACCCCAACAGAATTATTTTTAAAACCAGAAGAGAGATCACCTTTAGAATGTGTAATGCATGCTCTAGAGCAATTGGACTTCTATCATAGGCAACTATTAGAAGATTATTATATTAAAGACTGGAATTATAAGGAAATACATAAAAAATATGGAATACCTTTACACCATGTTAGACTAGATATTCAAACTGGAGTTAAATTAATCCAGGAAAAATGTGAACAATTTAAACCAAACAAATGAGCCATACACTTTACATAATTATTATTATTACTACAGGTTTAATATCGTCTATTATGACCATGTATTTACATTCGTTTAAACGTGTATTCAAACGTATTATACAGCGTTTCACACGCAAATCACCCAAATACGCGATCAATGAATTAGAAGCACGTATAGACAATATAGAACGAATAATAGCAAATCGTGAAAATAATATAAAGCAAAGAATCAAAGAACAAGTAGAAAAAACCTTTAAAGAAATAATAAATGATTGAGGTAATAGGATTAGCGATATTAGGATTTTTTATAAGTGATTGGTTTAAACCCATTCAGTGGTTAAAGGATGAACTTAAGGTATATGAGTGGCCTTACATAGGAACTGTATTATATTGTGTTAAATGCAGTGCCTTTTGGCTTACACTAATTGTATTGCAAAACATTTATCTCGCTGCTATAAGCGCTATTATAGCATATATAATTAAATTTACTGTCGATTACGTAGAAAGCAAATATAGAAATGATCAACTTTAACCCCTTATTAACCCAAGAACAAGCACAATGGATTCTAGATCAATGGTATATCTTTGATCACAGAATTGCACACAGTACATTATCTAAAATAATGGAAATGCACAACTTAGCTTTTAAAGAACAAGTAGGTATTCCTGGCTGTTCTTGTGAACATCGAGCAACACATGCAGTATGGTGTTCACGATTATCACAATACAGACCAAACATTGAGGCAATTGCAAATCCATCTGTAGTAGAAACAACAGAAGTACCTAAAACACGAGGTAGAAAAAAGAATGACTAGACCAAAAAATACATCAAATAAATTTTATTTTTATTTTGACCCGGAGAAATACTGGGAGTATCTTGAGACTGGTAAAAATCCTGATGAGTTATATCCTGAACATTTTAAAACTGATGTAGTAAACATACAGTATGATGAATATATGAGTAAAAAACTACTTCCAGGTGAACAATATGTCTTATTGGATGGCATGCAACACGATTATGCAATAACATCATTTGGTAGATCATTTAATTGTTTATATGATACCGAAATAATAACATTTGTAGGTAAAACTGATGCAACATTAATTTTACGAGATAAAAAAATAAAACTAAGTGAATTTTTTAAAGAACAAGGATGGAAATGGGATATAAATCTAGTTTCTAAACACATTAGAAAAACACGTTAATATATATTGATATATGAAATCGAATAAATTTGAACATACTAAACACATCGAAGAGAGTGTTGAGTATATATTAGAAAATAAATCGGGTTGGACCCAATTTACTGACTGGAGTCGGGAGAAATACCACATCAATAACAGACAAGCAAATGACCTATGGAAGGCATGTTGGGAAGTTATGTCTAATGACTTTGATGAACGTATTAAACACACGGTCGATCAAACATTAACGGAATTGGAGCAACTTAAGGAAGCAGCAATTATAGATAATGATAGACGTGTGTGGTTAGAGGTAATTAAGTATCAAAATAAAATTAGAGGTGGTGAGGTAGAACGTTCCCAAGTAGAAGTTAAAGGTGATTTAAATATTAACCTAAATTGGGGTAGTGAAAACCTAAACACAATAGACTCTGCTGACGTAGAATGAACATAAATTTATTTTCACCACATAGGGGTCAAAAAAATATAATTGACAATTTTGCTGATAGCGAACATAAATTCGGTATCGTAGCAACTGGTAGGCAATTTGGTAAATCATTATTAGCACAAAACTTAATGCTATATTGGTTATTAAAAACACCTAATCAAAAAAGTGCTTGGATTACTCCAGTATACAACCAATGTAAGAAAATATTTCAAGAATTAACTAATGCAGCACATGATATTATTGCATCACAAAATAAAGCAGATCTTACAATTACTTTTATTAACGGTAGTACAATCCAATTTTTATCAACTGATAATTACAACACCATCCGAGGTTTTAGCTTCCATTATATGGTTATTGACGAATGTGCGTTTATAAAAGAAGAGGCAATTAATGAAGCGGTATTACCTACGTTAACAGCATTAGGTAAAAAATGTTTAATGATTTCTACACCGAAATCTAAGAACTGGTTCTATAATTATTTTATGCGTGGTACAACGCCTAATAACGTCTATATTTCATTTAAAGGCATTAGTCGTGATAACCCATATGTTGATAAGAATTTTTTAATAGAACAACATAAATCATTACCACGTGAAATTTACTATCAAGAATATCTAGCAGAATTTACAGATGCAGGAAATGATGTATTTACAAACCTAGATTTAGTATGTATAAGTGATGAATGGGGAGTACCTAATAGAAGTGAACGATATTATATTGGAATTGACACTGGAATATCAAATGACTTTACAGTTTGCGCTATCCAAAGCGAATCAGGACGAGTCGAAAAAATTATTAGATTTAACGGAAAGTCATTTGAGGAAGCTGGAAAGAGTATCGTTTCTATGTGCAATGGATGGAATGTTGTGGGAGGATTTTGCGAAACAAATGGGATTGGATTGGCCATGTTCGAGCTCATTAGACCCCACTTAAGAAAATGTCAACCATTTACTACAACACAAAATAGTAAAGCCGAAGGCATTCGTAAATTAATTTATGATATTGAAGAAAGTAAAATTGAATTACCATCTAAAAAATTAATGCCTGAGGTATTTAATGAATTTAGTGCTTATACTTATAAAATAGCACCTAATGGTAATATATCATTTACTCACCCTAATGGAATACATGATGATATAGTAGATGCTGTTATGTTAGCTAATTTAGCACGTAATAAACAAGCTTTTACTAAATCAAAAATTTATGTAGGTAACCCGCTTAAACAACAAAAACAATATAACAATGGGATTCGAATTTAAATCAGATCAAGAACCAAAACAATTGGTTGACAACAAAACAACATTATCAGTTAATGAACCAGTAATCGA